CCGCGTTAACTCGCTGGGGCCCGTGGTGTCAGGGCACCACATTGAGCCTCTTTTAGGAGAGACTCTATCCTGTTGCGCCGGCATGCTCCTTCCTTCGCGAAGTATTCGATCAGCTCGATCGGGACCCAGCCTCGGCTGTGTCTCGAAAGAGCGATTGATTGTAGCATCCGGCGCGTCTTCTTGTCCACCCCACGACCCTTGGACTTTCCCAGGAGATACAGCGCTTGCCTCGTGTGGCGTCCGTTCCATCCAGCTTTCTGGATGGCGTCGGCCATCGTTGTGCGAGTGCAGTGTTCCTCTGTGGCGAGTCCCTGCCCGGCGGTTCTTCGGAGCTGTTTCCGTGTGAGGGGATGACATTTGACGCGACGTTCGGCGGACCTATGGTCCGATGCCAGATCAACGAGCCTTTGCTCGCGGGAAAGGAGGATGCGCGCATCCTCCGCCCGAACAAATTGTCCCTGGTACACGCCTCGTTCCACCTCGCCTTGTGTGACGGAGTTGAGAGTAATCTCCTTCGCCCACGAGGGTGCTTCTTTGAAGTACGTGAGGTTGATCGTGCCGTGTCGAATTAGTCGCTCTAGTGCTCTTTTGTTCAGTGTTCCGATCCCGGAACCTCCTGCTCGAATGGGACCCGGGTCTTTCGATGGCTGCATGCGTCGGCGCGTTGTTTCTTGTAGACGACGCATACGCCGACCGTAGACCGGCTTCCGCAGGGCGTCGGCGACGGCGAGGGGATTGTCCGATTTATCGGCTTTCCACTTGCTCGCGCCCGCCTCTGCGATGTGCCCGACAGATCTCGATGTTGCGAGGACCCTGGAGTGTTGTTCAACGAGTTTCTCGCAGAACACACCCCTCGGTCCGATGAACGCCTTCGACCTGTTGATCTTGAGACCCCACCCTTCGAGGGTGCGCTCATAGGTTTCGATCTCTGAGTGCGTCCAGAGCGCTATCATGTCGTCCCCGCATACTGCGAAACTGTGCCGCTGTTTAGGGGAGGCCATCAGTCCAGCCATGACGTTCAGCAGACTCAGAACAATCCATGAGGGGCCGAGTCCCATGTGGACTCCGCGCTTTGTGTGGGATTCTGGGTCTGTGCTGTGAACGTCGTGCTTGGGTCCGAGTGAGACCTCTGCCAGCCTTTCCCA